TCAAAGTCTAAGGTGTAGTTAATGACCTTATCATTGATAGATGTCTTGAAATCAAGTGAATTTGAGATAGGCTTCACAGGAAGTACATCTGATCCCTCTATGATCCATACCTCCTCTGATAGGATTAACTGTCTGATCACATCGTTAAAGTTTTCAGGAAGAAAACCTGTATTCAGAGTGATTTTCTCTTTACCATTTACATTGAATGACTTGAGCTGATGCTTAGAAGTGTTGTATGTAGCTCCACTACTGTAAGCTATGATGTTTCTCTTGTATCCATCTGAGCTGACATTGATCTGCTTATTAGATCTCTTGAAAAAGGTGAGCTCCTGCATAGCTCCGAACTTATTGTAGAATACTACTCTGTAAGGAGTGTGCTTAGGTTCACAGATCTTATGTAAGGTTAGTGTGAGCTCTGAAGATAGACCTGAGTCAATGATCACAGTCTGCCCATCAGTTAAATCATCTGAGTTGGTGATCTTAATATACTTTACTTTGAAGTTAGAGTCATTAGAATCTCCTATAGAGATGTCAATGTTTCCTGCATCCCATGTAGAGTAGTTATCCTCCCAAAAGTCAGATACATCTTCCCACTTAACAGGAGTACCACTATCTAAGTTGAGCTCCACAGTACTAATGTCCTCTACAAATACAGGGAATACTATATCGTACCCATCCTGATAGTAGATGTCTGTATTGGTCTGTAAGATGTCTCTTCTCAGCTCAGGATTGATCCCATCCTCAAAGTATCCATACCCATCTAATGCTATCACCTCATCAGGAGTAGTCTGTGATCCTATGGTTGTAGTCCTTGCTATATCTGAATACATCTGATAAGACCATTCTACCCATACCGCATTAGTAGCATAGTCAGCATATTCTGTCTCTATGTAATCTCTCACATAGTCTGCTATCTCAAACATGATATAGTCATTAGTCCCTACTGTATTCTTAGTGAATGAGTAGGTAGCAGTACTTGGTCTGCCACTTGTTATATCTCCATTCCATATCCGTAGATCAAACTCTACTGCAGCAAGATTACTATCCTGTACAGTTACGAAATATGGACTCCTTACATTGATCTTTGTGCTCATTTGGTTGTAAATTCTAAAAAGTCCTCTATATCTAATCCGAAGGCTTCAATCACCTCCTGTGGTAAATTCTTAAATGCTTTCTCAAATGGTTTAGTGAAGAACATAGATGCTTTGATACCTTTCTCATAAATGCTCTTCTGTAATACAAATCCGATGGATCTATAGTTACCTCTTTTGAATCTCCCTTTCTCATCTCTCAGTCTTATATTCTTTGCTTTTGCCCAATCTGCTAAAGGTTGCATAGGAGGTCTCTTCATTCTATATCTGAAGGGACTATTCATGCTCTCTCTGTATGAGCTCTTCTTACCCTGTACCCCTTTGTCCACAAATGCAGCATAATCTGCTAATATGAAATCTAAGCTGAATGAATTAGGATGTACTCTCAGATCGTAATCAAGAGAGTTGTATAATCCTGCAGATACATTCTTTTTTTGCTTAGTAAGGTTAGATCTTGACTGTTGGATCACATACTTAGCAAACTTATTGAGTGCCTCCTGTGTCTTTTTATACTCAGCAGACATCTACATCATTTTGGATTACTATGTCAAAGGTTGCAGTCCATCCTGCTAACTCATTCTCAAAGCGATCTCTAAAAGGCTCTATACTCACCTCTCCTACTACCTGATACATATCTCTGTAGAGAGATCCTATCCGTAGCTTTTGGATCAGCTTATTAAGTACTGCTAATTGCGTATTAAAGACATCCTGCTCATTGTTATTACCTACAAAGGTGTCAGATGCCTCATCTTTAGAAAAGTCCACTACATCCATCGCTAAGATGCTTATATTGAATGTTAGTGTATTCTCTCCTGAAGAGACATTGTTTACGATCATGTGAGATAAAGGGAATATAGTCTGCTTATCAAGATCCACCTGAGTGATATCTCCATAGGTTACAGTATTCACATTATCATCTGACTGTAGCTCCTCTTTGATCTTATCAGTTAGTAGGTAGAATCCTCTAATCCCTGTATTTGCCATTTGTTTTTCTGTTTATTTCTTTCTGTTCTAATTCTGACTTATCCTTCATGAATGCTAATAGCATTAGACACTTATGTAGGTTTAGTTTAGTGATATCTTCAAATCTTGTAATATCTCCTTGAGCAAGTTGGTAAATTGATTGATACCATCCCCATTTCTTTCCGAAGATAGATGCTGAATCAAGCTGCTCTGTTCCTCCTCCTGCAAATAGTTCATCATAGCTTCTGATAAGTCCATCCCTAAACGATAAAAAAAAAGCATCGCACCAAATGCAACATCTAAAGGCATGTCCTTCATGAGCTCTGCTCCTTCACCTGTATAGTCCTCTATATTGTACTGACTTCCGTACTTATTCTGTACAGGTCTAAATAGTACTGCCATAGCTCTATGGAGATTATCTGTGTCTCCTATAAATGTGTCAAGATCTACATATTCACCTAAGCTCATCTCATCAAGATTAGGTATGAAGCCATACTCCTTACCTTTCATCTTGAATCTTCTGATCAGAGATGGTTTACCATTCATTAGATCTATCAGGATCTCTATGATAGCATTAGCATCCTTATAACGCACTTTAATAGCCTCAGTAGTCTTTAGACCACAGAAGATCTCTAACATTTTCTGTGCGATCCTACCCTCATCCTCTGTAGTGCTCTGAAACTTCACAAAGGACTGATACTGACCAAGAGTGATCTCATTCAGATCTGTAGGAACATAAATATTCACATCCATACCTATATAACGCATTTTATATTGAGTTTTAGTAATATACAAAAAAAAAGAGCAGCTCTAAAGCTGCCCTCTCTCTCTGCCATGACTCAAAGCAGAATGTATTAACTAAACAATAACCAATTATGAAGGAGTCATTATCTCATTGAAGCCTGAAAGCATCTACTGCTACAGGTTGTCTCATTATAATCTATTGGAGCTCCGCACATCTCACACTCATTCTCTATACCACTATGCTCATTCACCTGATCTGCGATCTCATCCCAATCTACCTTATCAAGGAAGTGCTCTACTGCAAATGCTTTGAACTCATCCTCTTTATTGTCTGTGAGCTCTCCTACATCTAATCTCTCCTGCATCATCTCTAAGCACTCATCACCATCTATTTTGTCATCTACTATGATAGGATCAAAGAAGGTGATCATCACAGTATAGGTCTCAAAGTTTCTGTATCCCTTATACTTCATATCCTTTAGCTCATTAAAGATACTAAAATATGCCCACCAAAGTACAGTAGAGCTCCTACTACGATCACAGAAGTTACCATAGAGCTGAAACGCTCTCTTCTCTCTGCCTTGATTACTCTGTACTCTTTCTTACTCATGATCACATTGATCCCATCTGAGTTTCTTACAAGTACTAAAGGAGTACCTGTCTCTTCACATCTAAATTCTTTTATCTTAATCATGTCTTAATGTATTAATTATTTTCAGTATTACTAATATACTGCCAAGCTCCATCTGTAAACTGACTTGGATATCTCAATCTACCTGCAGTATATACCTTATCAGCTTCATTCTTAATCTTACCCTGCACCATGATACCTCCCTGCTTCATCTTGAACACCTTATAGGTCTCTCCTTGAATAAATGACTCCTGAAAGATTTGTGTAGTAGGCATCCAATATTCAGATCCTACAAATCGCACTAAATACTTTTTAGTACCATTCTCTGTGATTGTCTTATAGTTCATGTCCTATGTATTAATTGATTTTATTTACCTGTTCTAACTAATCTTGACACTCTGATTGCCCAAGATTTCGCAGTAGCGTAATACTTAACAGTTCCGTTATCCCATTCAATATAATGATAGCCTTCTCTTGTAAGAGCATACCATCCATTTGCATCATTCTGAGCAGTAAGTCTGCCATTGTTTTCTTCTATTGATTTCAGGATTTCTTGAGTAGTAGTTGTCATGTCTTATTATTTTACTTTGTAAAGATAATTAAAAATTTTTAATAACCTACTACTTAGTAAAATATTTTTAGATTTTTTTATCTGATAGCGTATCTACCGTAGTTAGGCTTACTCAGTACATTGAATGTAGCATACCTGAAAGCATCTATAAGGTGATCATTACCTTCCTGTGGTGAGTTGGTCAGCTTACCTGTCCTATCCTCTTTCCATTTGTAGTTTCTCATCTCCTGTATGAAGTTATCTCCTTTGATGTGGAGCTTATACCTCTTCAGTACATCTATCCCTGCTCTGATAGAGTCTTGACCTTTTATAGTAGGTCTGATTGGATGTCCCATCCTCCTGAGCTCATCTATAAGCCTCACCTCAGCACTATCACCATATATGATTCCCTTGACCTCTATAGATCTAAGAAATTGGTTGATATCTGATGTAGTCA